GTGTGTCGATCTGGGCGGCATCGGCGGTGGGATGCCTCACGGCAATGGCCGGGGCGGACGTCGCCATTGGTCTTTACGAACGCTGGGCCGCCCGACGTCTCGGTGTATGCGATGTGCCTTCTCAATCTGATCGATCTGAATAACTCCCTCATATCCACTTGTTGAACAGGACTCCAGACATGAATGAATCCAGGCAGCAGCAGATGCTTGCAGGGCAATCGTCTATTGCTCAAAAAGTCTTTGGCCATGTCCCCATTCAAGCGCGCTGGAGCGCTCGCGATATCCACGGCGCAGTGTTGGCAGCCAATGCCAGTGGCGCATCGGCCTATGCCGTTCGCCGGGCACTCGGTGAGCTCAAAGATGCTGGGCTTATCAGAGAGCCCATAGGCGGTAAATTTCAGCGCGATGTAGCCACCCGCAAATCCAAGAAGGAGACAGTCATGCCTCAGGCAGCCAAGCAGACCGTTGTATCGATCAAGAAACCTGAGGGTGCACTAGATGTTCTGGCGGCCCTGTCGGGTGAGGTGGTGAGTCTGTCTGATGAGTTCAGCAAGCGTATGAAGGCGTTGGCTAGCCGCATCGAAGAGGTTGCCCTGTCGGTTGAGTCTGAGCGTGAGAGCAATGCTGCAGCAATCACCAAGGCCAAGCGCTTGCAAGAGGCGCTGCGGGAGTTTGCGTAAACATCAGCAGCAAGCTCTCAGACCCTGCGAAATTCCTCCCCGTTCTGGCCAATCAGAATAGTTCTCGTCTCTCAAATCCTGCCGGGGACCCTGGGCATTTTCCACGGGTACGGGGCAGGAAACCCGCGGGAAAGCGTTAGCGAACAGTTCACCAGCTTAGTGAACTGGGGTGAACAGGTGAACTCCCGTATTCATTAGGTGAACAGGACACTTCATCATGACGGTAATCAGTAAAACCGAGTTCGCGGCGAGACGCGGCTGGGCAAAATCGTATGTTTCCAAGTTGGCCAGTCAAGATCGGCTGGTGTTGACCGAGGAAGGCAAGGTAGAGCTGGAAGCCACCGAAGCACTGTTGGCCGAGTCTGCCGACCCCAGTAAGGCCGGCGTCACAGCTCGACATCAACAGGATCGGATTCAACGCGGCGTCAAAAGCCAACTATTGCCTGAGGTCGAGCCGACTTCTATGGCTGCGCCGCAGCCCGCGATCATCCCAGCAAGCAAATTGCCAGACTTCCAGAAGGCCCGCGCCCATCGCGAGTACTACCTGGCGCAGTTGGCTGAAGCCGAATTTCACAAGGTCCAGGGTTCACAGGTCGAGTTGGAGGCAGTCAAAACCGGCGCCTTCAACGCAGGTCGCCTGCTGCGCGATCAGTTGCTGGGCATGCCCCCGCAACTGGCGCCGGAGCTGGCGGCCATGACCGATCCCTGGGAAATCGAACGCCGTTTGACTGACGCTATCCGCGCCTCGCTCGAGGACGCTGAGCGCATGTCAACTGCTGACTTAATCACGGCCCTCAACAACAAGAGCTAATCCATGCACACGGAAATCCCGAACGGTGCAGAGGTGTACCGCGAGGCGTATTTCCGTGGGCTACGACCTGACCCTTCGTTGTGGGTCGACCAATGGGCCGACGAGTACATGCGTATCCCGCGTGACACCGGTGCCGCTGAGCCCGGTAAATATCGCACTTCGCGAACGCCTTATGCCCGCGAGCCCATGCGCTGTCTGTCGCCTGCTCACCCTTGCAAACGTGTGGTCACGATGGTGGCCTCGCAGTTGATGAAAACCCAGATCGCGTTGAACTGGATTGGTGGCCTGATCCATATGGTGCCGTCCAACATCCTGACCTTGCTGCCGAGTCTCAGCCTGGCCAAACGAGTGTCGTCGCGTATCAGCAAGACCATCAAGGCCACGCCGGTCCTGTCTGAGCGTGTCGCTGCCAACCGATCGCGTGACTCGCGCAACACGATGGACACCAAGGAGTTTGAGGGAGGCTCGTTGTACGTCACCACTGCAGGCTCGGCGGCCAACTTGGCCGAGTTGTCGGCACGCTACATCTATGGCGATGAGATCGACCGTTGGGATGTAGACGTGGGCGAAGAGGGCGATCCGATCGAGCTGGCCGAAACCCGGGGCAGTACGTTCGGGCGAAACGCCAAGTTTTACTTCTCCAGTTCGCCCACGATTAAGGGTGCTTCGCGTATCGCTGATCTGTTTGAGGCCAGCGATCAGCGTTACTACTACGTGCCATGCCCGCACTGCGGTCACATGCAGATTCTTGAGTGGGAAAACCTGCATTACTCGGCCGACTTCAACGTAGTGCATTACCAGTGCGCCGGGCCAGAGTGTGATGTGCTGATAGAGGAACACCACAAGGGGCTGATGCTGGCTGGGGGCGAGTGGCGATCGCACGCACCTGGTGATGGCGAAACCATAGGTTTTCATCTTAACGCGTTGTATGCACCACTCGGCTGGACGGATTGGCGCTCGCTGGCCAAGCAATTTGAAAAGGCCAAGAAGGCGCAAAACCGGGGCGACCTTGAGCCCATGCAGGTGTTCTACAACACCCGTTTGGCCAAGGTCTGGGACAGCGCACAGGAGCAAACAAAAGCTGAAGTCTTGAAAGAACGTGCCGGCCGTGAAACCTACGGCCTAGGCTCTATGACCTATCGGGTACTGATGCTCACCGCATCGGTCGACGTGCAAGCCAACCGTCTGGAACTGATGGTGATGGGCTGGGGTGTTGGCATGGAGCGCTGGGTCATCGATTACCAGGTGATCTGGGGTGACCCGGCGGATGATCGAACGTGGGCTGTGCTCGATGACAAACTCAAGGTGCGTTACCCGCACCCGTGTGGCGTTGGCCTTGGGATTTTGGCCACGGCTGTCGACTCCGGGGGGCACCACACAGATGAGGTTTATCAGTTCTGCCGCCTTCGCCGGTGGCGCAACATCTTTGCCATCAAGGGGGCGAGCAAGCCGGGCAGGCCGGTGATCGCGCAACGCCCTTCGATGGTAGACGTGACCTGGAAAGGCCAGACCGAACGCAACGGTGCCGAGCTGTGGTTTGTCGGTACCGACACCGCCAAAGACTGGATTTACAACCGCTACCCGTTTGAAGACGGCCCCGGGGCGCTTCACTTTGCCAATGACTTGCCGGACGAGTTCTTCGATCAGTGTGTGGCTGAGCGCAAGGTGGCGCGTTACATCAAGGGCTACAAGCGTATCGAGTGGGTCAAAGGCAAAGCTGAGCGCAACGAAGCGCTCGACCTGATGGTATACAACCTGGCGATGGCGCATTACCTGGGCCTGAACCGCTACAAGGAACATGACTGGGAGCGCATTCGCCAAGCCCTGGCACAGGCCGGGCTCTTCGATGAAAAGCCGCCCGTAGTCGAGCGTATTGCCGTCACCGCTGCAACTGAGCCTCCACCGGTGCAACAGCCGGTTGCTCCTGTTCCCGCACCAACCCCGGCCGCACCACCGCAGCCGGTTGCTCGACCCCCTCAACGTCGCAGCTCCAGCAGCGGCTACCTCAAGAGACGCTGACCTATGTCCTTTACGCAAAAGCACCTCGATGCGGTTGAGTCGGCCATCGCGCGCGGCGAGAAAACCGTGCGCTATGCCGATCGCACCGTGGAGTACCGAACGGTGGATGAACTGCTCAAGGCCCGCGACCAGATCCGCACGTCACTGGTCGCCTCTGCCGGGCCACGTTCCAAAGTGGTAAGGCTTTACCACGGGGGCAAGGGACTCTAATGGCTCGCCACTATCCAACCCTGACCCGCAACGGCTTCTTGCTGCCCGAGCGGATCAAAGCCAGTTACGAAGGGGCCGGTGAGGGCAGACGTTCGGCCAGTTGGGACGCGCCCGATACCGGCATTAACAGCATTAACACCCCGGCTTTGCGCAATCTGCGCTCCCGTTCACGGGCGGCAGTACGCAATGATCCTTACGCGTTCAACGTCATCGACAAGCGCGTCAGCAACCTGATCGGTACCGGCATTACCCCTCGACCCAAGATCGAGGACGACGCCCTGCGCAAAGCGCAACAAGAGCTGTGGGAAGACTGGGTAGACGAGTCGGACGCCGATGGCCTGACCGACTTCTACGGGCAGCAGGCGTTGATTGCCCGCACCGTCGAAACCGCCGGTGAATGCTTTGTGCGCTTGCGGCCACGGGGCCAGGACGAGGATCTGGCGGTACCGTTGCAGCTTCAGGTACTGGCCCCCGAGTTTGTGCCCCATGACAAGTTTGAAACGGCCAAAAACGGCAACAGCATCCGCGCCGGGATCGAGTTCAACCCGGCTCACCAGCGCGTGGCGTATCACATGTACCGCGTTCACCCCCGCGATGCTTCGTCGCTGAACGCCGGTTACAACCAACTGGTACGAGTGCCCGCCGAGCAGGTGCTGCATATCTTTGAGCCGGTCGAGCCAGGACAGTTGCGTGGCG